ATTGATGTGACCGACCGACCATCAAACCAATGGATTGATGTGACCGACCGACCATCAAACCAATGGATTGATGTGACCGACCGACCATCAAACCAATGGATTGATGTGACCACCGACATGGACGATGTGGTTGTGCAGAAACGAAGTGCGCATCAACAGCACGAAGATGCCCAGAGTCAGCAAAAAACTGATGAGCACGAAAATGACCGAGAGATATATGTAGGGATAAATCTCCTGCATGATTAAATCAATCACGGGATGGAACAGCTGTTTCAATTCGCGCTTCACATCGTCCCGCTTCATGACCTGCAGGCACTGATCTATTATCTTCTCTCGCATCATTTTTTTTGAAGTTTATTATTTATGAATGTGGGGTTTTTACTTTGTGATTTATTATTGTGGTCTATGCTTTATATTTTTTATATCACTGTGCTAAAAAATATACGTCATTATTGCGTGTTTATTTTCTCTAAATGCTGCAACAGCAACCACTCAAAATAAATACGTTCAACGCGATTCAAACTCATGTCCGATCAGGTGCATTTGCCAGATGCCGCATTTGAACATACACGGCTGCATTTAGCCCCGCCGAACGGCCTGCAGGGTGGCGCCTACTTCGCCATGCTGTATTACAAAGACGCACCTCTGTACATCCAAACACCGAAATGCACGTCTCGCCAGGCCGTGGTTCCCGGCAAGCGTCCATACATTGACCTCCAGTTTAGCAGTCATGACGTCTCATTTTTGGAGTGGCTGGAGGCGCTGGAAGCAGATGCCATTCGCCTCATCTACGAAAAACGCAACACGTGGATCAGCGCCGACCTGGAAAAATCGGACATTGAGGCGGGATTCACGTCCCCCGTGCGACCTTACAAAGGCGGCAAGCACTACCTGATACGGGCCCACATCCAGCCCGCCAAGCATTTAGCAGGAACCCAATCCTGTTCCGTGTTTGACGAAAACGAGCGCCCGGTTTCGGTTGACCACATTAAGGCAGAACACCAAATGTACACCGTGCTCGAGTTTCAGGGCATCAAATTCACGTCGCGCAGTTTTCAACTGGAAGTGACGCTCAAGCAGGTGCTTCTCGTCTCCAATGTGCCCATTTTTCAGTCGTGCGTCATTCGCAAACCGTCGGCAACCGCCGCAACCACTGCAATACCAGCACTTTCACCCATGGCATCAATGACAGAAGAGCCAATGACAGTGACAGAAGAGCCAATGACAGTGACAGAAGAGCCAGTGACAGAAGAGCCAGCAACAGAAGAGCCAGTAACAGAAGAGCCAAGGCCAATTACAGAAGACCCAAGGCCAGTGACAGAAGACCTAAGGCCAGTGACAGAACCAAACGCAAATGATTCAATGCAAATGCAAGAAGTGAATCTGGATGTTTTAGAAGAACTGGAACACATGCATCTCAAATTGAAAAAACCAACCGAAGTGTATTACAACCTCTATCGCCTCGCAAAACAAAAAGCCAAAGAACTTAAGAAAAACGCAATTGCTGCGCATTTAGAGGCCAAACAAATTAAATCTGCGCACATGCTGGAAGACAGCGACAGCGACAGCGATGATAGCGTGTTCAGTTGCAATTAGTGGGGTCATTATTATCATTGTTATCATAATTATTATTATTATTAATGTTACAAACCAAAAAAATATTTTATCATCAATTTTATATAACAAACAAATCACAATGCACAATTTAGTATACATGCTTAAAAATCACTTTGTTGTGATACTTTTAGGAGCAATCGTGTTGTATTGGGGGCTGTCTCAGTACAAGGCTTCATCCGAAGGCATGGAGCTCGTTAATCCCAACACCCTGAGTGCCCAAAAACGCAAGCAGTACTACCAACAGGCCGCCGGCCAACACACCGCCGACATCGGCAACGTGTTCCCCTCCACTGGTTTAGAGAACATACAATACGCGCCCTCCAATGGAACCGGCACCACCATGCAGGGTCTGCCCCCCAGCTGCACCCCCCAGCAGACCGTGGACCCCCTGGAGCTCCTGCCAAAGGACGTCAACAGCCAGTGGGCCCAGCTCAACCCCACCGGAGCCGGTGACCTTAAGGGAGTCAACCTCCTGAGTGCCGGCGCCCTTATCGGCATTGACACCATCGGCAACACCCTGCGCAACGCCAACCTCCAGGTTCGCTCCGAGCCCCCCAACCCCCAGCTCAACGTCGGCCCCTGGAACAACACCACCATCGCACCCGACCTGATGCGCGTGCCTCTTGAGATCGGCTGCGGCGGTCAGTAAACGTATAAATCATTTTAAAAGGTATTTGATTTTCTTAATAAATATTTGATATTAAGAAAAAATCGTGTCTAGGACTCTCACCCCATTATTGAATTATGATTTGTCTTTATATTAAAATAAACATATAAACATTTTTTATTAATACATATTAATAAAAAGTGAATGACCCAATCCACTGTACCACACCAACCAGGGTCGGGACCACAACCGCCAACGTCATCGGCACTAACGTTGGAACAGCGCATTCAGCGCTGGGTGCATCTAGACAACAACATTAGGCAGATCAATGACGAGGTGCGCGAGCTGCGCGAGTCCCGCAACGAGGTGGAATCCAGCATTCTTACGCACGTGGCAAACAATAATTTGTCGCACGCCACCGTCCGAATCAAGGACGGCACTCTGAAATTCGCGTTCAACGTGAAACAGCCGCCCGCAATCACGCTCTCATTCTTGGGTGAGGCGCTGTCCGAGTGCTGCCCACCACCGCAGGCCGCGGCCATCATGCAGCACATTCGCGCCAAACGCGATGCCGCCGCAAAACTGGTGCCCGAAATACGACGTACGGGAACCTAATGTCAGTGCAGTCGTGTCGTGCCTTGGGTCCCGTAAACCCTCCTCTGCTCTTTCCAAATTTGAAATTACATTTTAGGTTCTACACGTGTCCGACCAATGATTCAATTGTCTGTTTGCACACCGGGCACTCTCGCGGCTTAACTAGCTTAATGTAGCACACACTGCATGTGATATTGTGTGCGCACGGGCTAAATGTAATGTTCTTCCTGTTTTCATAACACATGATGCACTGATCCTCTTCCACGCTGGTTGGAGTTGCACTAATTAAAGGCGGCAGCTGTAATGGAACCACAGAAGATGATGTGTATGAAAGAACTGGCTGAGTGAGTGCTTGATGTTGTGTTGGTGACACAACAATGATGCCCGGGTCCATAGTGATACGATTGTAAAACCCGCGAAACCCGGAGCGCGCGCCCTCGTGATCGCAGATCCGCACCCTCGTTCCCTGCGTATCATTTCTCTCGTAATACACGCTCCCGTTATCATTCCGCGAGATGGAGAAGATGATGTTCGGCGGCAGGCCGTCAATGTCAATGTCGGTCACGGATTGGGCGGATGACCCTCGCTGGAAAAACAGATGCGACGAATATTTGGACGCGTAGAACTTGCGCACGGGGCGCGCCGAGTCGTAAATGAAGTCGCGGAAGGCCCACATCTGATAGTTGCGCGCGGGGTGCCAGTTCACTGGTTCCGCATCCTGCAAAAAAACTTTCACGTCGGCGCAGTCCATGATGGGATAGGCTTCCCACGTATCGGTGCGCTGAATGCGGGTCGGCATGTAGCAGTCGTTGCTCTCGCGATACACGATGAATTGATTGTTATAATCTGCTGGGACTTCGGGACTGTAGGCCGGTCTGGATTTGTAATGCAGATATGCCGCCGCAAAATCCGGGGGTGCAGGCACCCATTGGATCGTACCGTCATTCTGATGCTGAATACGAATGTCCGAATGGTTGTTATGTGGTTGATTCATCTTATGAGCGTGTTTCTTTGCATTAACAAATTGTTTTTATGTGCATTTCATTTAAAATTATAACATGTTCATAATATATTATCAACATCATTGCATCATGTTCACTGACCCAAACAACTATACCTCCGAGTTCAAAGAACTCGTTTCCCCCTTTCATCCAGTGTTCCAAACCCAAACCACAAATAATTCTAAACAGACAAGGCCGATTTGCAATTGCGATGATGACAATGACGACTGCGGAATGGCTCCCGAATGCGCGTTCGTTTGTAATATGTTGTCGCGTGATTCACGAAAATCTCATAATGCAACCAAAAAATGGCGTTCTAATGGGCATGATGCGAAAAAAACAAGGCGAAAATGAATTTAGCAAATTTCAACTTAAAAATAAAATATTATTGTATTTTATAAAATGCCTTTGAACCTCTCCGCTTCCTTAACTTTTACGCCTTCGGCGTCCAAGCCTTCCGCTGTTTCCGCCAAAAACCACGTGTCCAACGGATACACCATGAACAACAGCGGATATTTAGCCAATCCCACCCATTCCGCCCAGGTTGCTGCCAACAATGCCGGCGCGCTCACCCGCTCTGAAGCCGCATCCATGGGTCTGCCGCTCGGTGGCCGCCGTTAAATTTTTTACGGTTTATTACATATTATATTGCATTATAATATATAACAATTTATAAACACTCTCTAAATTTTTGAAATGAGTATCACTGTGAATTGCAATGTTTCATGGGGGGATAATGCAGCGGTTCATTTTACGTATGCAGATATTCCGATTGTATTGTATTTAGAAACGATGAATTCGCATGTCCCCCCCCCCATTATTGCAAATGGTGAGTTTTCATGTAAATGATAACCGCATCATATGTAACTTATATGAATTGTCTCTTCCAAAAGTAAATCTAATGGTAAAATCAGAACTAAACAATGCGGATTTAAAAATGACAACCAAAAATGGGTTCACGTTGTTAAAACTCATTGATGAGCATGGGATGATTGATGACGGCGCATTGCAACAAAAATATCCGGATGATATGGTTGAACTTATCATGAATTATGATAATGCTTCCAGTTCCGGAAACAACGAAGCGTTCAAAATTTATGAAAAATCACGTGAGATATTTACGAGGATGATGAAAGGGAGAGGAGGAAGTCGTAGTCGTCGTCTTATTCGTAGTCGCCGCAAGACCAAGCGCGTGAAACGCACCAAGTCAATGAAAAGATACAACCGGCGCAGATATAAGCGTGCATGATTTATTGAAATCATTTAGTGATTATTTCAATATAAAAATAAAATCTTAACGCATATCATAACCCCCTTTGAAAACCCCACCCCGCTCAACATTTCTAATGTCTCTCTCTTTTGGATCCGGACCCGAGCCCAAACTGCTGGACGGCAGTTTCAACAACAACCGCACTTCAACCAATTTCGGCGGAAAGGCCATGTTCACCGGAAACGACGCCATCAACATTCACACCTCTAGACCGGTGCAACCTGCGGCGCAGCAACCTTCAGCCAAGCTGCTGGACAACTGGTTCAACGGCAACAGCACCCACGTCCGGCCCAAGGCCGCAGATGCGCGTATGATGGTGCCCATGTAATAATCCTATTAACCTTGAACACATCATGCACCAAGTGCATAATGTATTGTATTATTTTATGTATTATTATTCTAGGCGCTCCACACGTCATTGTTGAACGGCGACACCAGGATGTCACTCAACTTCGTCTGCCAGTACGCCACCTTTTGCTGCTTCTCTATGTCTTTCAGCGTCTTAGGATAAATAGAGGCGTTCTTCATATCGTCCGCTTCCGCCGCGGTGATCTGCGGCTTGAACCCGTAGCAGTTGATGCCGAACTGCACGTCCGGGTTCGCAATGAAGCCGCCGTTGACGCCCGGACGCCCGCAATCGTTTTCATGCCCCTTAATTCCTTGCAACTTCTTCCACGTGTTTTTCTGCGTGGGAAACAGCGCCATCTGATTTTCCGACCATCCGTAGCTGCACCATTGCGCGCCGTTGTTATAAGCCTTCTCCACTTCATCATACGATGCCAACCGCGCGTCAAATGCTTTGCACACGTCTTTCGCATCGTCATACGTGTACTCATTCCCCGGCACATGGAACACCTGCTTAAAATACCGCAGTTCGGGCACACTGGTTTCGGAGTCGCCCTCCGGCTGCTGCACCGTTATGTCCACTTTCGGCTTGTCGCTGAACAGGTCCTGCACGCTGGTCACAATGTTCACATTGAAAAAATACTGATACCCGTTAATCATCAGCAGCACAATGAACGTGCCCCACATGATGATTTCCAGCAGTTTGGCTCCCCCGGTCACAGGAGAGGGCCCGGTGGTCCCGGTGCCCCCCGGAACCGTGGCAAATATAATGTAATACAACAATATGGTGACTGACAAAACTGCCAGCATGATCAGCTTCCCATTGGTTGACGTGCCTTGGGCAGCATTGATGTATTCCAATGGGTTTTGCCCAATTCCGGTTACAGAATCATATGAAACATTCATTTCCTAATGTTAATTTGTGTATTATGGTAAATATGTATGTTATGTATAAAATTATAAAATATTATTATTCTTTGATTTTGCGATAAAACAGGCAGTAAGGCAAATTGCTCACAATGGAGTCGCCCGCGAGCGGAACTTCCTTCACAATGGTGTCGTTGCAACCGTACCATTTCCCGTTCGCGTTCTTGATGGTGGCGGTGTAATGCCCCCCCATCGGCGATCCGCCGTGATGGTTGCACACTCCGAACAGTTCATACACGTAACTCTCCCGATTGTATCCGTGCACGTACTTGGAAAAATCGGCGCGAGTGCACGGCGCGTCAATCGGCACCTGGATTTTTCGCGACTGTCCGCGCGCGTTCATTTCAAATCGCTTTAATCCAATGATCAGCACGTTCGGCAGGCTCCAAAACGACAACCGTTTTTGCACGTCCTGCTTCTGTCCCGTGGCTTCGTTGAACCACGCGTTGTCCCCGCTCAACACCTCGGGTGCGCAGTGATGGTCCAGGCAATCAAACAGCGACACCGCCCTAAATGCATTGAGGTTGCCGCTGTTACCACTATTACCGCTACAAGGAAACGACAGATTCAAAATGCAGAAAGGCTCCGGTTTCGTGCTTAACACCTTTGCATTGGTTGAAGCCCCCCGATCCAGTGATTCAATCATGGACACCTGCACCCCGTAGAAAATGTTCAGAACTTCCGAATACTGTTTTTTATACATACCCGCCATCATTTCGTAGCACTCCTTGGCCGCGCGATCGGTGGCATTGTGCGCAACCCCGCGGACCTTCATCTCCACCTCGCGAGCCAGCGCCGTGTGGAAGCAGTCCATCAGAAACATGAGAAACTCGGCCACATCGTTCTGCTGAAACCCGGAAAACAGATCCATGTGTTTCAATTTCGCAATCTTCTGCATCGCCGACACGAACCCGCCCGGTGAAATGATGCAGTTATCGGTCCACATCATCATACGCAGCTTGTCCCACTCGTGCAGCAACACGGAATCCACCTTGTGGTTCAGGCGCGCCTTGTATTCACCACCATTCTTTGAGAGAAAATCATTTAATTCATAAGTGTGTGACAGAATTTGCAGGCATGCATTTACATAACATGTGTTGCCCATGTTGGCCAACCCGCTCAGACCCTTGTCTTTGTACACATCATACCGTTGGGTCATTGCGTTGTTTGACGATGCTTTAATGCATTGGGTTGTGTTTATACGTATTTTTAAATTAATATATGTTTTAAATTTAGTTGTTTCGTTGTTTCGGTGTTTTCTTTTTTATTACAGTCGTCATCAGTGCATTGCAAATGCGTAATTTTAGGTTAATTATTTTGTAATTTTATTACATAATTCACAAAACTATATATTAAGAATGAACATTGTGGATATGCACGGAAATAAAGTTGACACAGAACACATGGAGAAACATGAACAAGAATTAGCAAATCAATATGTTTTAGGAAATGATGTTGTTTTAGAATTGGGTGCTCGTTACGGTTCAGTTTCTTGCACAATTAACTCTAAATTAAATGACAAAAACAATCAGGTTGTGGTAGAACCAGATGATAGAGTATGGAATGCGTTGGAACAAAATAGAAATAGCAACAATTGTGAGTTTAATATTGTTAAAGGATTTATCAGCAATAAAAAATTGGATTTAACTAATTTAGACAATTGGTATGGTGGATATGGTGCGACATTTATAGAATCCAATGACACCAAAATACCATCCTATTCTTTGGATGAAATCACAAATAAATACAATTTGAAATTCAATGTTCTTGTGGCAGATTGTGAAGGATTTTTAGAAGTATTTTTTGATGAAAATCCAAATTTTTATGACAATTTGAGATTGATTATATTTGAAGCAGATTATCCCGAAAAATGCAATTATGATAAAATTAAAAATAAATTAATTGAAAAAAATTTTAAGAAAATATTAGAAGGACATCAAAATGTCTGGATGAAATTTACGTTTTAACGTTTCATTCTATCTACATTACTACGGATTAACCATATTCATTCCATTGCACGTTGCCTTCGGTCTTTCAATGCTTTCTGTTTGATTGCAATATTTATTGAATTTCTCTCTTCTTTCATTGGCAGCATCCATGAAAATGGATATACGATCCGTCGTTGGCGGACAACACACCGGATGCATTGCCCTTTTTACATCTTTGGATATTAACAAACGAGAGAAATCCATTACATTTTGATGGGCATTTAAACGAAAAAGGTGCAAATGATATGGTGTAAAAGTGTATTAAAATCGCGGTAATCATTAATGTTATTATTAATACTTATCAATCATGCACGACGGAGAAATGTTTGCAAAAGCAATGAACCATTTTGATGACGGTGAATTTGAAAACTGTCATGAATTGCTGAAAATACTGGCCGAAAAACACAATGACATTGCAATCACTCACATGAATGCAAGTGATGTGCTGCAGATGTATTGTGCGTACGAGGTCACATGTCAAACAATGGGGATGGAAAATCCGTATGTGCACAAACTCACGATCACACACGGCACCATTTCACCCGAATTGTTCATTCATGCCAAAATGATGCATTGCATTGCATTGTTGGGCAGAAAAGAATACACGAATGTTGAAACACTAATGCCTTATTTGCAACGGGTCATGGGTCCCAATATTTCTCCGGAGATGATGTCCTATTTTAAAGCAGCGGACCGGAATAAAACTTTGCTCATCTACAATTCCGGGGGCATCGGGGACATAATCATGCATAGCCGATTCATAAGACGGGTATGTGAAGCCCAATTGGAAAACAACATCATGTATTTAGTCAACGATGAACTGCATTGGATGTTGCATGAAGCGTTCTTAGGTGTGCCCAACTTGCAGGTCATACAATTTTCCGCATTTAAAATGTCACCCAAAAAATACGACTACCACACCAATATAAACATGCTATTCGTGCATTTGAAGTTGAACTATGACATGGTGCACAATGATTATTATTTAGAGCACGTGAAAGGGAACACGTTATTGATTGAAAACTACATCAAACCATGTAAGAAAAATGTCATCATCAACTGGTGCGGGAATAAAATGAATGCAATGGAACGGTTTAACCGGTCCATTCCGCTGGCGTCATTAATACCCTTATTTCAGCGCCATGCAGACACAATTGAATTCATGTCGGTTCAAAAATCTGTGTTACCAGAGGAAGCCGCAATTATGAATGCACACAATGTAAAGAATTATGGTCCATTGCTGGACAATACGGGCAATGCATTTAAGGACACTGTCACCTTATTACAGGCAGTGGATTTGGTAATCACCACAGACACGTCCTTGGTCCATCTGGCCGGGACAATGAAGGTGCCGTGTTGGTGCATGTTGACCATTGGGTGTGACTGGCGCTGGAAACCTGCCGACCACTTGTGGTATCCCCATGTTAAACCGTTCCGGCAAAATGCGGTTTCTTCGTGGGACAACGTCATTGCAGAATTGTCAACGGCCTTATGCGCAATTGCCATTGATGTATGATTTCTCTTCAACCAAAGGGCTGTTTGTCAACACATTGAGCGTGTGTTTGATGCGAGCCCGTTCATCGTTTTGAGTGTAAACATTGCGAGCCAACGCAATGAACTCCTCGTCAAACTGTGTCAACCGTTCTTTCAGCCGAACGAAGTCTTCAATGCACCACAGCGCTTCGTTCACGGTTTTCAGGGCTTGAATCAATTCCAAAATTCCCCTCGCTTTCTCCTTCTCTTTCAGTTCATTGACGGTCGGCGTCAAAGCATCCAGATCCTGCAGAATGTGCATTCGTTTGTTTGGGTCCGTTATGTGGTCCAGTTTAATTTCTAAAATCGTGAATTTATCTATAATTTCGCCGTACGAAGTGAACACATATGCCATGCCTTTTTAATAAAGGTATAGCAAAAATAAGTACCGTTGCAAACGCACATCCATGTTATTTATCATTTTCGTATATTATCTCTCTAGGTGCAATTTGCAAAAGTCAATTTTTATCATTTGTTCGCATCATAATGATGTGTGTTTATTTCGCCCGAAAAAGTTCCGCAAATCACCTAGCGCCGCGCGTTTTTGCGCAAAAAGGTTTTGACATATCGATTTTTGGACATTTTTTTTGTCCATTTCCTGAAAATTTTTTCGAGTCTTGAACAAAGTAAAATAAAAAATAACAAAATCAATTCATGTAATAATAATAGAAAAAGGAGAGCATACAGGTCTCATAAATTTTTGGGCGAAAAAAGTGCATTTTTGGGTCCCAAAAAAAGCTTAAAAAAAGGCACCAGGCGTTGAAAAAAACGTTCTATGTATTTTTGACTTTTTAGAACGAATTTTGAGCATTAAGAATGTATTTTTTGGCATTCAGACTGTTTTATTTAGCATCCTGATCTGTCGTTTTGAATATTTAGAACGTGTAAACCAATTTAAATAATATACACATTAGTTAATAATAACTATGAATGCAATGAACGACCCGAAAGACCATTATGTTTACATTATGTCAAACCCATCTTATGATAATGATGTGTTGAAAATTGGTTGGACGAGGAAACACCATATTAAAAGATCGATGCAAGCAACCGGCGTCCCAACGTCTTTTGTGGTTGAGTCGTTGATAATTACGCATGAAGGACATGAACTTGAAACACAAATTCACAATCATCTAATGCAATATCGCATAGAACCCAACCGAAAATTTTTCAGGATTTCAAAAGACGTGTTGAGAGAAATTCTAACAAATGAATTGAAGCTTGTGCTAACGTGCATATCTGAAGATGACTCGGAAAAATCCGAAAAATACAAATGTGATTATTGTCATAAAAATTATGGCACACGCAATGGTAAATGGTATCATGAAAAAAAATGCACACACAAGCCATTAATTGCTGAATGGTCAAAAAAAGCATTTGAATGTCCGAATTGTGGAAAGGGTTATGATGCTCGCAACAGTTTGTGGTATCATGAACAGAAGTGCGCAGACAATGCGAAAAAAATAAATGCAACCAGCATTACTGTTATGTCTGAAATGGATATGGAGATGGAATCCACTCCCATCAAAAGTATTAAAAAATTGAATAATTCAACTGCATTATCCGCCGTATCATCCGATGTATCATCTGCATCAACAACCACTACAAACGACTTCATGATGAATATGGTGGAACAGCTGATGGAGCAGAACAAAACGCTGCAAACCCAGCTCATAGAATTGAGCAAAGAGAGAAATACGGTAATAAACACAACGAATAACACCACTAATAATCAACAATTTAATTTGCAGGTATTTTTGAATACGGAGTGCAAGGACGCCATTAAACTCAGCGATTTTGTGAAATCTCTCAACATAACGTTGGAAGATCTGGAATTTACGAAGAACAATGGCATCATTGAGGGTGTCAGCTCAATCATCGTGAATAACCTCCGGGGCATGGACGTGCACAAGCGTCCGATTCACTGCACGGACGCAAAACGCGAAACCATGTACGTGAAGAACGACGAGTGGGAAAAGGACGACGACTGTGCAAACATCAAGAAATTCATATATCTGACTTCCTGTTATCAAATCAAGCGCATTCAAGACTGGATAGATGTGCATCCCGGGTGGGAAACGAAAGAGAAATTGCAGACTGAATATTTGACACTGTGCAAGGAGCTTTACAAAAACATTGAAAACGACGACCACGCACACAAAAAAATCATAAAGGGGTTCATCAAGAACATCCAACTTGATAAACATAAATGAACACGTGTATAGGATCATTCAGACAAATTTCGGAATGTTGTCATGTTAGTGTATTGATTCGGTGCATGTTGTTTCAAGCAGTTCGCAATGAACGGTGTGGTCTAGTGGTTGGAAGCCTGATTCCCAACACGAAGGTCCCAAGTTCAACTCCGAGCCTGAAACTGCAAAAAAAAACCCAAACTGTAGTGCGCCACATCACCAAATTCCTAGGGGTGCATCCAAAAATTAATCCAACACACGAATAAAAGCCCCTGTAGCTCAGCGGCAGAGCGTCTACAACATCGTCGGTCACTCCATTAGACTTTAGTCAAGTCCGAACGACTGATGGTTATCGCCTCATAAGCGGAAGGTCACAGGATCGAAACCTGTCGGGGGCATTACATTCAAGAAACCCTCCAAAAGGGAGTCAAAGGCTACTGAGACTACAACTAGAGCCACAATTCAAGACATACACCCGCATAGCACAGAGGAAGTGCGCCATAAAAACAGAAACCAAATCAACTACTGTCTAGTTGGAGACATTAAATCTAACAGTACCCTATCGTCATAGCTTAAGCGACGTAAAACAGCAACCAAATCAACTCCGAGATCACTGGAGCGAAGCCAGTCCCTCACCTTCGTCCGCTTTGCAGAAGCAGCCACACCCCTTCACGGAGTTAACCACTGTCTAGTTGGAGACATTAAATCTAACAGTACCCTATCGTCATAGCTTAAGCGACGTAAAACAGCGACCTTTCAAACCACCTCCATGGCGGACGTCAACATCGTCGGTTACCACCTAGACCTGCTTCACGTGGGTCCGAACAACTGATGGTTATCTCTTTCTCATTAAAAGTACGGTGCTGGATCGATACCGGCAGGTGGTATGCTTACAACAATCTCGCACAGGTGCATTTAGTGCACCAGAGCCTCCTAATGAATGGAGTAATTTAAACCTGCATAGTTCAGCGGAAGAACGCCGGGACCCCAACATCGTCTATTTCAACTCAAAATGACCATGTCCGCTTCAATGCGGAGATAGTCCGAACGAAAGGATGGTTATCTAACCTCGGAGACACAGGATCGAAGCCCGTTGCAGGTATCCTTTTTGTTTTTAATTATTTAATGGGATAATGCTTAAAAATATGATAATGTTATAGTATAATCAACAATTATACACAAATGCCGCGCTTTAATCGACGAAATTCCAGGACTCAGAACCAGAACTCTTCTAATAACCAGAATCAAACCCAGAACCAAGCAGGTGGTCATGGTCAACCATTTCCGGCACAGGATGACGCAAATAGCATCCCATTTTATAATGCGCGACTGTTTTCAATGTATGAAAGTTTAATTCAAAGTTACACACATTTCACGTATCATGCGAATCACATGTACCATGTATTAGAACAAGTGCTGCACGGCAATCGGAATTCCATCAATTCAAACCCGTATCCGTGGTTGCTCATCCCTCATCCACAACAGCACCAGCCACAACAGCACCAGCCACAACAGCACCAGCCACAACAGCACCAGCCACAACAGCACCATCCACAACAGCACCAGCCACAACAGCACCATCCACAACAGCACCATCCACAACAGCACCAGCCACAAACACAACAACCGCGTCCATATCCACGACCACAACCACAACCCCAACCTTCGGCTTCGTTTGAAAATAACATCATAAATGCATTGTTTGGAATGATAAATCAGCCGGAAGAACGCAGGCTGACACCGGCGCAATTGGCCGAACGCATTGAAACGGTTGTGTTTGGAAACATTGTCAATCCAATCAACACCTTGTGTTCAATCACACATGATGTGTTTGAATCAGCGCAGCAGGTGTCGCGCATCAGGCATTGCGGACACATATTCAATTCTGACAGCTTGGCACATTGGTTGCGTATGAACAACACGTGTCCCACGTGCAGGCATAATTTATTGACTGATCATCCCGTTTCTAGACAAACCACAAATGCCACAAATGCCAATGCCACAAATGCCAATGCCACAAATGCCAATGCCACAAATGAGCGAAGCATTCAAATTCCGCTTGAATCTGAAATCAACATCAACACATTTTACAATGAACTGTTAAGAAACAGCAGAAACATTCCCGGATTTGAATTGAATTCAGTGAATGATGATTCTGTTGTGTTTTCATTTGATTTATTGAGAGGAGCAACTGGATCCAGAGGTTCCGGTTCCGGTTCCGGTCCAGGTCGCGTTGACGATGTTGATTAACCTTGTTCCAGATAAAAAATTAATTTATATGTGTGCATGTGTTGCATGTTTGTTTTGTGCGTACATGGTTCATTTTTTCTTGGCATTAAAGAATTCCGTTATGCTCTTATTTGATTTCGCCATGTTGTCCGCCTGGCGCAGGTAGTCGTCAAATATGAGCTCTTTCACTTCGCGAAACCGCAGGTCGTCCAGTTTTTTCTGCAGTTTGTCGTCACTGTCGGTCCAGTTGCTCCGCACGGATTCCAGTTCTTCCAAGAAGCGCGCCTTCTTTCGCCGAAACGCCGTCATTTGTTCCAGCACCAGCCCAAAGAGCTGCGCCACGGGTTTCATGATCTGGTTCGTGATGTAAAACGAGTAGTTCGGTTTCAGACGCTTGGCCCGAATGTAGTCCGGCGTCTCAATGCGCTCGCCCTGCAGCGCCTTCTTGTCGGCATTGTGGATGTAGACGAAGGGGATGCGGTCACCCGAGCTCGGCTTGTTGCCCGGGTCGCGTTTGCCCATGCGGTCTGCCAGCACCTTGTGCGCAATTTGCTGCGGGTTCTTGTAGGTGGATCGCAGTGACTTTGTGATGATGAGCTTGTCCATGGGCACGCGTTCGTCCACCAGCGATTGCAGTGACTCGCGCACGAACTTAATCGCCGCCTCCAGGTCTTGCTGCTTCGTCAGGATGTCAATGAGTCCACCATACACGTCCTTCACAATGGGCGCGTTGTCGCGGCGGCGCAGCACAATTCCCATGCTCTTTGGCTTGCCCTTGTTCGGATCCGTCTCGTACAGGATGCCGAAGTAGCGCTTCTTTTGCAGCAGACCGAACGGCATGAGCGTCTTTTCATACACCCATCCATGCGGTGCCTTCAGGAACGCGGAGGCCATGTCGCCCACCTGGCGCGCGAGCTCAATGGTGATTTCCAGTGCCTGCTTTCCGCGGATCGGGGTTCCGTCCGTGTGAGTCAGGTTGAACGTGTAGAATACAGAATCCGTGTTATGCACAATCATGTTTCCAATTCCAGCCGCAAAATGATGATTGTCGGTGGTTAAATCGTATACGTACGCGTTTTCTTCGGCCGGGAATGGCAATGTCACAATTTTCTTGATGGAATCGGGACATTTTCTCTGAACACGGGTTGTCATTGTCGCTCTGTAAATGTCCATCTTGTCTGAACGCGTGTTCAATGATGTTTTCCATCCAAGACTTTGGGCCAACAAACATATGCAAGCCGCGCTGATTTGATTTTTTTGGTCAATACGAATGCATCCAGTTGCATCTTTGTCTCCGTCCGCGTCGTACATTCCATTCCAGAAACTTTCTCGAACTTCGCTCGTGTTGTTGATGATGCTTGTTGGTATGATTTTGCATTTTTTGTAATACATCATGGACCGGTAGGATCTTACAAATTCCGCGACACTTCCATATTTTTTTGACTTTGGAGTAATTTTGTACACGCCCGAGCTTTTCAGAGTATCATTGTAGACCCATTCCAAATCCGGATAAGCAATTTTGCAAAGCTCAAGATATTTTTGGACAAATTCCATGGATGCATTGTTCAATGCCCATGAACATTTGTTGCCAGACTCACAATGGTAGTCTCCACAACTTCCATCTCCAAAGAAGAACCCCATGACTCTTGCTTGTTCAACTGTGATCAATGGCACTTCATCAGTTGCGGGCTGTGGCAACAGCAACGCGGAATGCAGCAATTTGGTTCCAATCTCCACATTTTTTGGTGAAATTTCTTCACCATTTGCCAGAATCAAAGAGTGGTCGTCGGTGACATCAACAATTCCCGTGTGAGTAACAATTCTCATCATTTTTTTGTGAGGGGCAAGTGCGTGACGAATTACGCGATGAAGACGAGTCCATCCTTTTTCTGACCACGTTTCCACACCGCACACCATTTCGCAAACCTCTTTGGTTTGTTTTCCCTCTTCTTTGCATTGTGCCCAGTTATCCGGATTAGCTCCGTATTTTTCTGCAAGTGCTTCAATGGGACAAACATCAATGACGCCGCCAAAACGAACATACACTGGAGTGTATGCCGCCACACTATCTCCGTATACGTATTCCGCCCGCGTGTGCACGATGCCGTATTTGCTCGTTTGGCATTCGGCATCGCCGTACACCTCCTCCACCATGCGCTTGGCATACGTCAGCAGCTTGCGCCCTGTTGCGGTCGTGGAAGCCGCCACATCCACTTCGTAAAACGAGCTGGTCTTGGCGCCGCACTGACCGTACAGTGAGTTTGCAGTGACCTTGTATGCCAGCTGCCGCTTGTCCAGCACGTTGGCCATGAAGGGATCCGACTGCTTCTCTGCCAGCTTGCGCGTGGCCTTGCGCGCTGCCAGCAGCTCTTCCAGAATGGACGGCAGAATGGCTTTGGCCCCGTCCTTGAACTGCGCAAACCGGCATATCTTTTTCCCGCTCAGGTGCTTCTCCATCTTGCCGCGATTATTGGGCTTCCAGCGATACGTGTCGTATTCCACGTCCACGTAGTCATAGTCGGGCAGGTTGTCGTAAATGTGCTGCCGGGTTTTCGGGTCCTTTTCGCCCGTCTCGCGCACCATGTTGCCGTCCAGGTCGTACTCCTTAGTCCACACCTTGCTGTCGTGGGACAGGTTCTCGCTGATCATGGACGACGGATACAGCGATGAATAATCATTGCAGGCCACGGGGTTGTCCAGGTAGAGGCCGCGCTTAGGAGGCAGCACGATGGCGCCCTCGTATCCCTCACCCGATGGCCCCTTGTCTATGACGGGCATGAGCGTGTTTTTTTCGCGACACTTTTTGGCCATGTAGCTCGTCAACTTGATGCCCTGGCCGCGAATCACCAAGAAACTGATGGGCACGCTGCAAATCTTCGCCATTTCGTTGTAGCCCGTGATAACGTCCACCTTGGTCATCAGATGGTGCACGAGGTTGCAATCCTGAATGCAGTATTTGGCAATGACGGCACGCGGGCCTGGACCCTCATTCGTCATGCGGAAAATGTCCTGCGGCGTCACGTCATCCTTGGACACACCCCAGCGCACGTGCTTCTTCAGGTCGGGTGTCTCGTGACCGACGATTTCAAAATAGCCGGCTGGACGGTTGATTGCGACGACCCGGAATTTCTGGCCGTCCTTGTAGGGATCGGTGGAGTGGCCCGTCTCCTCCAGCGCGACGTAGTTGCCGACCTCCAGGCCGGTGAGATTTTTGCTGATGATACGGGTCACTTTTCCATCGGGTATTACTTCATCGGCATCAGCTTCTATGCGGTGCTCCACGCTAATGATGTCGTCACCGATGAAGTAGGAACCGACGTAGTCCAGCTTGTATGACGTGAGGTTGTAGTCGCGGCGGAAGTAGTTGTACATGTCAATTTGCAGGCGCCCGGTCATGGCAATGTAGTGCAGATCGTATTGGCCGCTGGCGAGGGCGATGCTGGTTTCTTCAATGCTGACGCGCCCCGTTTTGAAATCGCGCTTTCCGCAAAACTCGTCGACGTTTCGCGACAGCTTCAGGAAATCGTCTTCCACATTGTTTTCCAGCGCACGATGAAACATGAACTGGTAGTCAAATCCGAAGATGTTGTAGCCGACAATGATATCGGGATCCTCGCGCTGCACGAGCTCGGTCCATGCCTGAAGAAGTTTGCGCTCGGTCTTGCAGCTCACAATTTCTGCGCCGGTAACGCGGTCACATGTGCCCAGCGCGAGGCAGTGATTCAAATAGGGGCGGGTTTCACCGTATCGCATGAACGTGGAGCCGATGAAGGTGACCTTGTCGCCCTCTACTGCAGGAAACACGGCCAACAACGCATCATTCATATGCGTGATTTTCGTTTCGCGGTCTAAACCGGACGATTGCAACATGTCTGCGATGGATTTATCAGCTGAATAAGCGGAAGCGGATGCGGAAGCGGATGCGGATGCGGATGCGCTTGGTTTTGTCCATGCTGTTGCATGCGTGTAGACGCTGCGCGCATCATCATTGTCATCATTGTCTTCATCGGCATCTAACCCATCGGCCTCCACTTCTACATCGGCTTCTGCTTTCATTTTTTCAAACATGCGCTCAATTGTATTCACATTTAATGCTTCCGGGTCGGCCTCTTGTATCAGCGTTTGCATGGGATTACACCACATGCGCTCAAACATGGCATCCAGTTGCGCCGGAGTGGGCACCGTCTTGGTGTAAATGCGCTCAATGTCGTCGTGCAGCGTGAACGCAGGGGCTGATCGGGATTTGGGGTCGTGGAATGCCGTACGAATCATGCGATGCACTTCTGAATTGGTTGCTGCAGTGGTGTCTTTCAGGCACACGTCCACGATGTTGGCGGCGAGTTTTTTGTATGTTTTGATCGGCACGGGGAAATCGCCGTGGCTGCTGCCTGCCTCAATGTCAAAACTCATGATTTTGTAGGGCACGATGGTTTCCTTGTCGGGTTGCGGAACGACATCCTTGTGACTGACGCAGTATTCATAATGGGACGTGGTTTGTTTCTGTGTTTCAATGGGCTCGCCGCCCTTTACCCGGACCCAGCCCGATGGACTGATGTCCTTGATGTGGAAGTAGCGCAACAGGGGAGGAATATTGGCCTCATAAATGTAGGTTGCCTCATTCTGAAACACGTGTCCGCGTGGGTTCAGGCGCCATTCAGTGCCTTTGCGCTCATACCACAAATTCTTCACTTTGTTCATGGTGGCCATGTTTTTGAATTTCAGCATGAGGAACTTGTGGTCTTTGCCGCCGTCAAAACCGTAGAGCTTCTTGCGGCGAAGGAGTTTACACTCATCTACCAAAATGGAATCCTCGCTGAATTTTCCGACTGCCTTTTTCAATTCCGTGATAAAGCGCGCCTTGGCATCAAACCCCCACGACTCTGGAACTTTGACATAAAAGAAGGGTTCATAATTGTGAACAATGATGCAGCAGGTCTCGCCCCGCTCATTGATGCCGAACATTTGAATTACGAATTGGTTTTTGTCCTTGTTGTGTTTCTTGCCGCCGTATTCACTGCTGCTACCACTGCTGCTGCTACTCAGTTTGGCCTGGGTTCCAGGCGCTTGATTGCGCACCTGGAAATCAAATAGACGAAATGAATGTGGTTCTACCTCTACCATTGTGTAAGTTCAATATGTGTTTGGATTGTATTTAGTGTTTAATTGATTTCAATTTTTAACATTAATGCGCAAATAATATAAAATTATAGTGTCAGATGCATTTATAATTGAATAATTAAACGAACTAAACAAACAACAACCATGAGCAGTGCTGCTTCCATATCTGCAGCGAAGAAACGGCGCGCCAACCAGGTGCAGCCACCCATGACGTCGCAACAACAACAACAGCAACAACAAAGACCCATGACAGCCCCTTCTTTAGCAAGTTTGACACCTGCGCAACGCCAACAATTGTTGTTGCAGCAACAACGTTCCCAAATGCAGCAACAGCAACCACAACAGCAACCACAACAGCAACCGCAAAGGCAACCGCAGATGCAACCGCAGATGCAACCGCAGATGCAACCGCAAAGGCAACCGCAAATGCAGCAACAGCAACAGCAACCGCAACCGCAACAGCAAAAGCAACCGCAACAGCAAAAGCAACCGCAACAACCACAAGGGAACCGAAAACAACAAGTGCCTGGAAATCAAAACCCAGGATTAACGTGGCCTGTGCCGCCCATTTATCTCATGAAGCAGATGGACACCATGTTGTTTCAGCAGAGTCAAACCATGGATGAAATTAAGAACCGATTGAATTGCATTGAATCCGGCTCCGGATCCGGATTTTCCGAATTTACCGGATTGTCTGAATCAGAATCAGAATTGAATTTAGAACAAATTAAGCCCGCTCTCATGGCTGATACTGATTTTGTGTCTGGCATTGTGGACAACATTATGACCAATTCCAACCTGTCTGAAATCATTGAACAGATTGACATTGTGCAAACCGAAAACCGGGAACTGCGCGAACTGCTTCATGCCCAACAAAAGACCATCAACGAAATGAACCTTATGTTGCTGAAACTGTTTAGCCAAAGCATGAATCAATCTGCCGTCCCTGCACCTGCACCTGCACCTGCACCTGCACCTGCACCTGCACCTGCACCTGCACCTGCACCTGCACCTGCACCTGCACACGAGCCAGTGACCGAGCCAGTGACCGAGCCAGTGACCGAGCCAGTGACCGAGCCAGTGACCGAGCCAGTGACCGAGCCAGTGACCGAGCCAGTGACCGAGCCAGTGACCGAGCCAGTGACCGAGGTGAATGCTGCTGTCGCGCAGGAGGGAAACAATGATGACAATGACCCCATTCAGTTGGAGGTATTGGAATCTTCCAATATGCAAATCGTGGATTAAATAAATATTTTATCAACATATATCATTGATCGGCGTGATGCAAAACAATGATTCTCGCATAAACATTGTTTCTGTGAGTTTGGCTGGAATTGCAGAAGCAATAGTTGTGCGGCCATTTGAAAACATAAAAACAACAATGCAATTCAAAGGGAATAATCTCAATATAAAACACACTTCATTTGAAATTTATAAACATAGTGGTTTAACTGGATTTTACAGGGGCATTGCACCAATTCTTTTATTTAATGTTCCAAAAGTATTGACCCGTTTTTATTCTTATGACATTTCTTCAGTGTATTTGAAAGATAAATCATTTCACAAAAATTCAGCATTAATACTTTCTGGATTGTTTTCCGGTTTTGTTGAGTCGACACTGATCACCGTTCCAATTGAAACAATCAAAACCAAAATGATACGGTTTCCACATGTGACTGCATTGAGTGTTGTTAAAGAACATGGAATGCGTGGTCTTTATTTAGGATATTTTCCAACTCTTTGTCGTCAATCTTTAAACAACGTGAGTCGTTTTTATTTTTACAACAAATACAAGGAGCATGTGTCCAAAAAAGAAACATTTACAAACATGCATTCATTTTGTGGAGGAGTCGGAGCTGGTGTTTTTTCAGGAATCATCTCTTCTCCAATGGATGTCTTAAAAACCCAAATGCAAGAAGAAACCGTTAAACAAAAAAGCAGCATGATCCAACTTTCAAAAACGATTTACAACACATATGGATTAACCGGATTTTGGAGAGGTAATATAGCAAGATTGATGTACATTGTTCCAGGGCAAGGAGTAATGTTCTTAACAATAAATTTATTTGAATGAAACCAGAATATTGTTTGTCATAAATGTGCCATGCGATTTAAAAAGTGTACAATCGCGCAATCGCGTCTCGTATTATTTATGTGAAATTATTGTAGCATATAAATAAGCATAAGTATTTAAAAAATAAACTGCATTAATTGTTAGTAAGAAATTTGATAAATAAAACACAACCCAATAATTCAAAATGCAATCCGTGTTTGCTGTGCTAATTTTTTGCGTAATTTTGTTCTTATACCTGCACATTTATTTCCACATGAAAACCAGCAATGACCTGGAGGTGTATGAAATAGATCAGCCGTCCAAAGACAAATTGGAAGAGGTGTGTGATTTGCGGCAGCCTGTGCTCTTTGATTACGCGAACGAGCGACTGATGGAATCATGTACGTTGCCCGCAATCAGAAGCGCATACGGTGCATTTGATGTGCGCCTGCGCAACGTGAAAGACACGGCAGATGAAACCGATGCAACCGAGTCGTACGTTCCACTCACGCTTCACGCCGTGGCAGAGTCGTTTCGCAGTGACAAAGAATCGCGTTACATTAGCGAAAACAACGGCGACTTCCTGGAAGAAACGGGTCTGATCAAAACATTCAAATACAACGACGCATTTTTGCGGCCGCCCATGGTGTCCAAATGCATGTATGACGTTGTGTGTGCATCTCCCGGAACAGAAACGCCGTTACGATACGAGCTGAATTATCGCAACTATTATTTGGTGACGCAGGGCACCATCAAAATTCGCCTCATTGCCCCGCACGCCAGTAAATACCTGTATCCCGTGACCGACTATGACAATTTTGAGTTTCGGTCGCCGGTAAATCCGTGGCGAATACAGGCCGAGTACCGCGCTGATTTTGACAAAATTAAGACGATGGACGTGGAACTGCGCGCAGGCCAAATCATTTACATCCCAGCGTATTGGTGGTGCAGCATGCAGTTTCCTGAAAATTCAACGATTTTAACCACCATCTGCTGTTTCAAGTATCGCACATACATGAATACGATCAGCATATTGGATAAACTTTGCATGTGGTTGCTGCAGCAACAAAATGTGAAGCGCGACATCATTGAAAAAAAAATAACAGCAACTTCAGCGCCCACTATAACCGAACCAAATGATTCAATTGTCGCTAACAACATTGACGCTAACAACATTGGCGCCAACAACATTGTTGGCAGCAGCTAAAAACTCGGCAGCAGTAATGCGATCTTCTGCAGGGCACAGGGCACGCCGAAACAAGTTGCGCATCGGTTCATCCTGAATTTTATCAAAATATGCCACGTTGATGTGTCCGCTTCTGCCAACATCAAAAAAATCGGACGGGTAGTCTTTTGGATATGCGGTTGACTTGCGCAACACGATAAATGTAAAAAACATTAGCGCAAACGACCACATGTCGTGATGTTTTTGGGTTTTTGTCCAGGTGTAAGTGTCCATGTCCATTTTAAGGGCGAACCCGTTGCCAGTTTCAGGGGCGCAAAATGGCTTGGTTCCTCCAGTTCCGTCGCTGTGCCCCGGACTTCCCGACATTCCGAAATCAATCAAATAAAGCGACAGCGACGGTGATTGCGCTTGTGACTGCAGTAGTTCCGACTCCGACTCCGAATCAGAAGAACTGGAACTGGAAGAACTACCAGAATCTGCGTATTCATAAATCGTTTGAATCAGAGTGTTTCCTGGTTTGACATCTCCGTGCACAATGCCCAATGCGTGCAAATGAGCCAGCGCTTCAGCCATTTGAATGCACAACCGCATGATTTGCTCATTTGTGGGAGGAACAATTGCCGACTTGAACCATGCGTCCATGGTTTGAGAATGAAACACGATGGGCTGAATGCTGTATGAAATGTGATGAAACATGGTCCGGTGTATGGGCGGTACATTGCAAAGGTTGTTCAATTGCACGCACGTCGGCAGAACTATGTGGTGCACGGGATCAATTCCCCCGGTTGGATCGTTCACATGTTTTATGATTTGAGACACCACAAAATGTTCTGAGGTTATTTGTGAATTGTCAAATGCGTGTTCCACGCGCACCATGAAATCATTGACACGGAACATGCCGATCATGGGACGTAGTCGCCGATACATGCTGAACATTTGCGGATGATCATGAATGTCCACGTCCGACACATCAATTTTAAGTTCGGGGCGGCGTTTTATTTTACCAATGTAGTTCGGGATTTCTTCCTTGCACAATGAATATGTTCTAAGCGTGATTTTTCTGCAGTCCGAGAAAAAATAGAGCTGCCGAATCATTGCTATCAGCGGCACAATGTCGTCCTTCGCCGCAACCTTCCATTTGTTAATGACGTCCATTTCATTTTCATATTCAAATTTGGCCACATGTGCGGCAATTGGCACAGGAACGGGCACAGGAACTTGAACCTCCACTGGAATTGGATCAACGGTCGTGACATTGTCATTTATGGAATCCATGTCTATTATTTTTATCATTGGTTCTGAATCTATTATCAAATCAGTGTTTGCGTTTGCATAAATGGCAGAAGTAAGAGTATTCATTGTTTGTTTAATAAATGTCTGCGCAAATCCGAACATGCATGCACTGTGGTAGTATTATAATAATTGATTTAGGTTTATATTGTTTATATTTTGTATAAAAAATATAAACACAGTGCATGAAATCACGATATTGGCATGAATAAACTGAACATGCAGGCGCTTGAAAAGGCGCTGGATAACGAAAATAATACAGTTGTTGCAAATCTAAACACGCGCAAAATCGGCGCAGAAAAAATGCGCCAGCTGATGCAACTGGGACTCAACCAATCGGTGACTGCTGACTACATTTACAAATTGAGAGATTACCGGCATGTGGATGATTTAAACGGGCTCACGCACGGTGCGTATATCCGCTGGATTGATTTGAAAAATCCGGAACGCTTGTGCCTTGCACGAGGGGCCATCATTTGCGACATTAAAATCGGGCAAAAGGGGGTGCAGCTGCTGTGCAAAACGCACCCCAATCCCGCCATGTTTCATGTCGTCATGGACGAGGTCGTCGTGTTTCAGCGCATGAGCCAGCAAGAGCGCGTGATTCTCGCCGCGATGGATTATTTAGAAGATGCGCATTCGGATGACGACGAGTCTTTGGACACCAGTTCATCTTCGGACGATGCATGATGACGATGATGATGCAAATCATGTGAATGTTTTAGTGCGTCATATTCATGACGGGTCATGGTGACGAAATCATCAGTGCAATCATCAGTGCAATCACCGCCATCACTCATGACCTCGTGTGCATTTGGTTTTGGTGTTTGGGATTTATATGTCACAAGATAAACAATGCCGTTATACGTTTTTCCCAAACACCATGTGCTGAGCTTAAACGCTAAAGTAAGTGCCAGATCTGCAATGAAGAAAAGCACCATGGTTGTATCACAGGGTCATATTATTTGGCAAATATAATATTTTTGCGAGTTTTGTTGAGCAGTTGCATTTGTCGTCTTCGTCCAGTGGCTCCTTTGCGAGGGTGCAACTGTGCATGACCCTTGCACGACACGTCAAAGTATTTCAGCCCTTTTTTGCCAAACACGCTGGCAGTACAAAGCGCAATCGCATTTTGTGGACCCACTTTTCTCTCAACCGCCTTGATGCATTTGCACAACTTGGTTGCCAAAATGTCTTCCGCTTTTCGTTTTAGCTCAATGTTGCCTAAATTCCCAAATGGTATCTTGTAATACGAGAGAATTTTCTCGTAATCCGATTTCGTCATGGCCATGCCGTGAGGGGGTGCGTTCATATTTTAATGGGTGAATTATTGAATTATTGAATTATTGAAGTATTGCCGTATTGCTTATAACCCTAAACTTTAAAACCGGAGTCCTATTAAATGATTATAAAAAAAGATTTTTCACACAAATAAACATGTAATTTTAAATATTGAATTATTATAGCTTAATTTTGCATTTAGTAATTTAACACATTTAGTGCACTTAAATGGCATCGGGGTCATCGTCGCCTGCTTTATCCACTTCTACTTCCATCGTCGTCCCCAAAAAAATAGTGGTGATTGACGTGGATGAAACCATCGGATACTTTGTGGAACTGGGCATTTTTTGCGATGCTCTCACCACAACGGCGTGGAACAATGACGCAACGGCTCAATACGCGCACTTCAACCATTTGATGGATGCATTCCCCGAATTCCTGCGACCGAACATTCTGGACCTGTTGCGATTTTTGAAATTGAAAAAAGATTCCAATGAGTGCTGCGGGGTGATGGTTTACACTAACAACAGCGGCCCTCGCGCGTGGGTGGAACACATCATTGGATATATGGAATCCAAACTGGGTGCGCGGCTGTTTGATCAAATCGTGGCGGCGTTCAAAATAAACGGGAAAATAATAGAAATGGGCCGCACCACACACGACAAAACGTATGAAGATTTGCTGCGGTGCACTAAGTTGCCGTCCAACGTGGAGGTGTGCTTCTTGGACGACCAAATGCACTCGCAAATGGAGCACGGCCAGGTGTATTACATCAACGTGAAACCATACGTGCATCAGCTGAGCGTGCAAACCTTAATAAATCGGTTCATACAGTCGCCCGTGTTGCGTTCCACCATAAGCATGGGAACTGTGGGCGATTTTCGGCAGGGCATTGCGAAATTTATGCAGCGGTTTCAGGCTGCGCACGTTCCAAAAGACCCGATGGAACAAGAAATTGACCGAATTATCAGCAAAAAAATCATGGAACATCTGAATGAGTTTTTTAAGGGCACAAAAACGATAAAACATGTTTTGCCTAAAATGCAAACGAATCCGAATACATTGAAAATAAAACACAATAATCATATTTCAAAAACAAGAACATTGAAACGGAATCCAACATAATCAATTAAAGGCGCAATTGTTTATTTATTTAGCACCAATTTATTTTTTTATTAGTATATATTATAACCCCTATCAACAATGTTCAACTTTTCCAGCATCATCTATCTCGTCTTTCTGTTCTACGTGCTTACTCCCAATGTGCTTTTGCGCATCCCTCCCAACGGCTCCAAGCACGTGGTTGCACTTGTGCACGCCGTCGTCTTCGCTCTGGTGTATTATTACACATCGGGATACGTGAGTGGAATGCTCGGCTCGCTTTAATCGCGCACCACACACCCCACCCCTTCTTTTTTTGTCATTTTGTGAAATGACAAAACAAATCATTCTAAACTTTGATTCGGTTGTCCAAATACTCCACTTTTATTTCATGAGTCGTGGTCAAATTATCCCAATCCACCCAATGCCAATCAAATAAATCACCATGCTCTTCATTAACCGTAGTAAAAAATATTTGGTAAACCTCAAGTGGTTCCATCAATGCCTCATTGCTTTTCAGCTTGTTGATTGAGTACTGTTGTTCCCAATTATACCTTCTTTCGTGTGCAGGATATTCATAACTGTTGACGATGTCACTCATTTCATTGAGCACATAGTCAATTGCGGCGTCCCCTACCAATGATCTAGACGTTGCAGTCGCAAGATGATGCAGTATCATGCGAATGCCATTCGGTTTAAATGACACAATGTGCACTCCTTCCATGGTTGAAACCAACGAAAACTTAAACGAGGTGTTTCCTGATGAATGCAATATTATAAACGTACTGATAAATGAAAACAAATCGGGACTGGAAGGTGGTCCAATCATGGTTTTGGTTCTTTTATACATTACAAATGGATGAGTGTGAAATGTGGTTTCGTCAACGGTGGCTGTCACCGAACTCTGTTGTCCTACATTGAATTCAATGCGTCTTACATTAGGGGAGTTCTCAATTGTTTTTAGGGACAATACATCACAACCACGATGATTCTGAGGATTGTACATTGAATTAATGACCACAAATGTGCCAGATGTTTCACGCTGACCTTCATGATAGCCCACTCCAATTGGAGCACTTTGTTCATTGAAAACAATGAATGGAAATAAATGCAATGATAAAATGCATGACCGATCAAACCTGAATGTGTACTCCAACACGGGAGTAGTCCTATGTTTTGCATTCCATTGGTGCATTAAATTCATTACTTCATTAAAATTATTCATGGACACAATTTGATTGTTCACATAATTGTGCATCGGCCTAGTCAATTGCAAAAATACAATCGGCGTGTCAGTTCCATCCACGTCTTTGTTAGTGATGATTGGATTTGAAAATCCCTCAACAGTGTATATTCTTGCAACTTTTGAAAAGTTTACATTGTCCACATCTATTCCCAACCATAGAGTTGTTACATTCTGATTAAACTCAATGGGCAAAAATGATGTGGCAGTCAACAATGCATTAAACATTGAAATTCCAATTGATCCAAAATCTTCATCTGCATTTCTTAACCTAGAAGAGCCTTGAGTCGGAATTATTGTGTGCTTGCAAAAGTTGTATATTGCCAAATTAGGCGGGTGATGTTTGATTTTCGCATGACCTAAAACATGATCGTTTAAAAATCTGAGGTCATCAAATGCACTATGATTGAGTGATGCGTGGTGAGCGGCATCCCATGCCATGAATAAGAGACAAATTTCGTTGGCTGATAACAAAAATGGATGCCCTGAAGCAGCCTCATTCGGCGGATTTACGAAACCACCGGGGGTTGAATGTTGGGTGCATGCATTTGTTTGCATGTTGATGTATGTATTCAACGTTGGTGATCGTTGAATGTCTGCGTGAGTTATTAAATAATACACTACTGGAAAATCATAATTTGGCACTACGTCTGCGACGGGTGACAATGGTGCAACACCAGGGGATTCATTCATTGGCGATGCTGGCGCGGCTGCTGCACCATCGGATCCAAATGGCATGGCTTCTGCACCATCGGATCCAAATGGCATGGCTGATGCACCATCGGATCCAAATGGCATGGCTGCTGCACCATCGGATCCAACTGGCATGGCTGCTGCACCATCGGATCCAAATGGCATGGCTTCTGCACCATCGGATCCAAATGGCATGGCTTCTGCAACTGTGACCGGTCGTGATGTTTTTTTTCTAGTTCCCATCACGGGTTTGCCCCTCGTAGTAAACCCTTTGCCTTTAGTAACCGACGACATAATATGATATTGCAGTTGTATATGGTAACATCATATTATTTTTCAAATGATACATTTTATTAATTTTATTCCACGTTTTTAATTTCAGTGCGCGTGGAATTATTGAATGTGCGGTTTGCTAAATGAAAGCAGTCGGGATTCATGGGCGCAAACTTCTCTGTTTTGAACAGCAGCGGATGCGTTTGCTGAATCTGGCGAGAGTCAATGCGCACATTGTAGAGATCGCTCTTGGATGACGGCACGTATTCGGATTGCTCGCACCGTTGCAGCGCAAAAAATTGGTTGCGCAGCGTGGATTCCACATTGACCGCCGTGGCATAGCCCGACCACGGGGCAACCGCGCTCCCCGGGTTGAACACCTGCGCCGGGTTATACACCGGGTAGTTGGAAAGGGGCACGGTTGCTTCCTTGCGCTGGTCCAGAATGGGCATGATCGTGTATTTGGAAAGCACCGGGCGCGCGCCCAGTTGCGGCTGCAGTGGCGCCGACGGAATGTTGCGATCACGCATGCGACGACTCAGCTCTTCGGTGCGCTCCTGCTGGCAATACGCCACCCCGTTGGGCACGCCGTAAAATGGTTCCTGGAATGGCATGGACATTATGCTATTATTTATATATTGGGAGTGTATTGTATTGTGCAAATATAATATTTATATATTTTTGAACATCATTTAAAGAGTGTGAGATATAATTTATCACATTATTCATAATCTGTTTGGTCATATTGTTATGTGCGGCATCTTCTATTATGAGGCAATTGGCTCCCCCCAAAATCGCATTCCCGTGCACAAGCTGAATGTGCTGCAAACCAATTTTGCTAAAATCTCTCATCGCGGTCCGGACAACAGCCGGTTTATCGTGAATGGCCAGCGTTGCATCGGGTTTCATCGCCTGGCCATCAACGGACTGGAATCCACGGGCGACCAGCCCTTTTTTTTGATGGGCTGCGAGCTGATTTGCAACGGCGAGATTTACAACCACCTGCAACTTGTTCAAAAGCACGGATTATCGGACTCCTGCGTCAGCGGGTCCGATTGTGAAGTGATCATCCACCTGTACCGCATGTTCAATGGGGACATGCAGGCCACACTGCGCGAGTTTGACGGCGTGTTTTCGCTGGTGCTCATAGACCGAGTGAACGACATCGTGCACATTGCGCGCGACCCGTTTGGCGTGCGGTCTCTATACATAGGGACTTCCAGCGACTACGAGCGCGACATCTCGGTTGCGAGCGAAATGAAGGCGCTGCAGCACTGCGCTCATGTGGAACAGTTTCCGGGTGGGTGCTTCATGACGGCGTCTAAAGTTGGATCCAGCAACGAACCAAAGTTTGAAACCAAGCTGCAATCGTATTACTCGGGTCTTTGGTTGGACGAGACGCGAGATGTGCCGTACGTGTACAACTTTGGCACATATGCGCCGGACAATGCGAATGCGAATGCGGATCTGGAATTCAGCGCGTGCGCGCAGATGCGCAACCTGTTTGAAGTGGCGGTTTGCAAGCGGCTGATGAGCGAACGGCCCGTGGGCTGCCTGCTATCCGGCGGTCTGGACAGCTCGGTAACAACTGCTTTAGTGGTGAAGCACATGGCTCTAGTGGACACGTATGCGGTTGGGTTGGAGGGTTCGGTGGATCTGAAGTGGGCGCGCCGGGTGGCGGAGCATCTGGGCACGCGGCACCACGAGGTGTGCCTGACGGAGCAGCAGTTTTTGGATGCAATTGACGCCACCATTTATCAGATTGAGAGCTACGACACGACCACCGTGCGCGCATCGGTGGGCAATTACCTGGTCAGCAAATACATTTACGACAACACGGACAATGTGGTGATTTTTTGCGGCGACATGAGCGACGAGATTTTCGGGTCGTATCGCGGATTCACGAAGGCGCCCAGCGATCACGCGTTTGGTGGCGAGAATGTGCGCATGGTGCGCGACGTGCGCTTCTTTGACCTGCTGCGGTCGGACAAGAGCATCAGCGGGGCGGGATTGGAGGCGCGCGTGCCCTTTGCCGATAAGGCATTTCTGGAGTTCGTGATGAGCCTGCCGCCGTGGATGAAGCGATTTGGCGATGGCGCGAATTACGCAGTAGAGAAACACCTGTTTCGCAAGGCGTTTGAAGGGCTTCTGCCGGACGACGTGATGTGGCGGCGCAAGGAGGCGTTCAGCGACGGCGTGAGCGGACACGATCGCACCTGGGTGCAAATTATTCAGGAATATGTGGACAAACGCGTGAGCGATGTTGAGTTCAGCATCGCAAACGATTTAGGTAAGTGTAAGCACAATGCGCCGTATGACAAGGAGAGTTATTATTACAGGAGCGTGTTTGAGCGTCATTTTCCTGGAAAAGGACGCGTGGAAACCATTCCGTATTTTTGGAGACACCCGTTTTGTGAAGGGGTATTGGATCCCTCAGCGCGTTTATTGAAGGACGTGTACGCGGCTGAGAACCAAAGCTAATCGGAGAACTAAGACGTAGAACGTCTAGATTTGCGTTTATTGGATTTGCGTTTATTGGATTTGCGTTTAGTGGATTTGCGTTTAGTGGATCCTCGCCCCCCCGACAATGGGTCAACGCTGATGCGGTAACTCCACAACAGGTAATTTATTTTTTGGGCAACTGTCGTCAATTCAACATTCAATGCCTTATTAAATCTAAAATCTGCTGAGCCGTCGGTGGTTGCATATTTTCCATCACCATGTCTTGCTAAATCTGCAACAAATAAGTCAATTGCACGATCTTCATTCGCATAAATTGAATCATATGGTACCTCCAATTTGATATGAGGGGTTCTAAAAACATCACCGAATCCAACTCCTTTTCCACTTAATAATTTAAATTTTTCCGCCATGTCACCCATTTTTGCATATTTCATCAATCGTTCTTCCTCTGCAATGTCCTCATCGGTTCTTATAAATGGGGCGAACGACGGTAATGGGTGCCGAACTGTTCGCGGACTATCCAAATATGGGGATTGCGATGCAGTTGGGTGAATGACTTCATCGGTGATTGGATTAAATATTAATTTTCTATCATATGATTGCGGTCGTCGTTCCATTGCATTATAATTTGTTTTTATTTTTATTTATTGGATGCGCTAAAATGCACCAGAATTGCATATTTACACATAGTATGCAAAACAGTTTTTGTAAAAATGAACATGAATCTGGACCAGGTGGACCACGTGACGCTGGACCTGATGGTGAATCAGCCGCAGTATGAGAGGTACCTACGAAATAAAGAGGCCGATATGAGCGGGAAGTACGAAAAAGCCAAACGCTTCTACAAAAAACGGATTATGGAAATGATGCGTGACTTACTGAAGGGCGAAACGGTGAACGACATTTTCGTGCTTCAGTCATTCGAGGCGTATGCGAAGTCGTGCATCACGTATTTTAGGAACAAGGACAAAAATGATACGCTGCAGGAGGAGCACATGGCCGAGTGCGTTGCCGTGGGGTATCTGCCGCCCATCGTGGAAGACTCGGTTAATTTGGACGATGCTGATGACGAAGGCGACTTTGTCCAAGATGCGCAGTTGGCGGATTCATCAAAACGAAAGCTGGAGATAATGATGTCGTTTGACAAGCACAAAGTTGGCGTGCCCACTCTGGACACGTATGTCATCAAGACGACGCCCGCCGCATCAACGAGCAACAATCATGTTCCCATTCCTCAACTGAAAGAAGTCAACCTGGATGACCCAAAATTTAAAACCAAGGACATTAAGCCAAAACCGTCCAAATCCAAATCCAAAAACGATCAAATGATTGAATGAAATAAATTATTTACATAATGTAATTAAGTTATTCAATTGTGAAATGAAATTCAAACATAAAAATAATAAAACCAATAAATCTAGACGCGGTGCACAAAATCACAAGGGTGGAAAAAACAAAAGTCGCAAAAAAAGGGCAAGTCATATTGCAAAGGAGTTTGAACGGCTGAAGTGCGGACCCGTTCAGGAGAACTATTTCACATGCTACGACAACGAGACGCTGCACAAATTAAGAGACGGCTGGAATGCGCGCCACGCCGATGCGCGCATTGAAACGAACGACCCGAAAGAGGTTTGGACCGCGCTGAAACAGCGCTTCGGTGGCATGTGTCGCAACGAGGCGTGCTGGATGAAGCAGCTCATGGGCTCCGATTCAGCGCTGGGTTCATTGTCCGCATTGGTCACGGAAGACACGTTTGCCCCGGAAGCCCCGAAGTCGTGGATCCGCGATCCGGACGAGTGGTTGAGCAGCGAAGAGATTGAGAACGTGATGAAGCAGTACGAGGACAAGTTTCCCGCGTTTGAGTTTCTGGGACCGTCGCCGAGCGATTACAGCGCACCCAAGGTGGCGGGCGTGTGCGTGTGGGAGGAGCTCTGCAATTTTAGTTTGAAGAAATACGTGGATGCCGGCACGCACAAAATCGGCGTCATTTTCAACACGGACCCGCACACGGAAGACGGATCGCACTGGGTGTCGCTGTTCATCAATATTGATGCGAATGCGAATGCTAATAATAACTACATCTTCTTTTTTGACAGCACCGGCGACCGACCGCAAAAAGAGATTCGCGAGTTCATTAAAACGGTGACGCAGCAGGGGCGCGCCCTGGGCATCCGATTCAAATATTATGAAAATCGGAAGCAGCACCAAAAGCGTGACACAGAGTGCGGCATGTATGCGCTGTTCATGATCGTGAATTTGATTGAAGGCACGCGAACACCCGAGGAGTTCATGCGGGGCGACCGCATCCCCGATGCTCACATGATTGAATTCCGCAAAGAGTATTTCAACCGTGGAGGCAGCATTTAGAGAGACATTGTCATTGTCATTGGATCCAACCACGGATAATTTAGTCATAAAATACCCAACATAATGCATATAAATTTATATGGATTATATATTTTATGGAAAAAATACTTAAATGCATGTTTGAAAATATGCATATACATTATCAATTAAACCTATTAATCATCCGAAATTGATTCAATGTCATCTTCCAAAACATTATGTTTGAACATGATTGTCAAGAATGAGGCGCACATCATTCGTGGCACTTTGGAAATGCTGTGTTCCAAGATACGATTTGACTACTGGGTGATTTGCGACACGGGGTCCACGGACACCACCCGAGAGATAATCTGCGAATTCTTTTCGGAGAAACACATTAAAGGCGAACTGCACTGTGATGAATGGGTCAACTTTGCACACAATCGCACTCTCGCACTGGAATACGCATTCAATAAAACCGATTTTCTGCTCGTGTTTGACGCAGATGACGAACTCCATGGCACCATCTGCATTCCCGAAATCGTGTCATACGACGAGTACCAACTCAAATTCGGAATGCCCAAATCAGGCATGAATTACTCACGAACCCTCCTCATAAATAATCATAAGCGGTTCAAATATTTTTCAGTGTTGCACGAGTACATCAGTTGTCAGGAACCGTCGCAGAATGAGAAGAATCGCACATGCATACTAGAAGGCGATTACTATGTGATTTCTGGGCGCAGCGGGTCGCGAAATTTGGACCCTGATAAGTATTTGAAGGATGCGAAAATTTTGGCTTCGGCGCATGCAGAAGCGTTGGCTAAGGGGGATGATTTGCACAAGCGCTATTCATTTTATTGCGCCAACAGTTATCGCGACTGCGGCAAGCACGAAGATGCAATTCGGTGGTATAAAATCACGCTGGCACAGAACAACTGGGCACAGGAAAAATATGTATCGTGCCTTTACATCTACCAATGTTATGAAGCACTGAAACAAAAAGAGCACGGATTTTATTATTTAGTCAAAGCGTTTTCATACGATGCGGAACGAGTGGAGTGCTTTTATCCACTGCTGGTGCATTACTGTTGCGAGGGCATGAACAATTTGGCGTACAATTATTATCGCATGGTGCGAATGTGGCCAATAAACAATGACGGCAAACTGTTTGTGGAGACAGACAAGGCCGGTTTCTTTGTTCCGTACTACATGATCATTGTTGCGGATCGGTTGGGAGATCGCGAATGCGGCATTCGCATGTATGAATTTATATTTACACAAAAGCATCGCACATTCAGCGTGTGGCACTTGCGAAATCTGGCATTCAACCTGAATTTTTTTATAAAGCACGTGAAACCCGAGGCATTGAATGCATTTGTGGCGCTGGCCAATTCCTACATAGATTTTGTTATTAATAATGGCGTGCCATCCAACACATTTGATGATTTGATAAAATTATTGAACCCTCAATCCAAACCTAAATTGGATCATTCAATGCAAACAAAATGCAAGAATAGTCGGAACATCTTGTTTTACACGGGATACGGTAATTTGAATTGGAATTATAGCCACATGAAACGCGGCGCTTTGGGCGGCTCCGAAAAGGCGGTTGCCTATCTGTCCAAAGAATTAGGCATGCTATTAGGAACCGAAGAAGACGGTCCATACACAATTTATGTGTCGGGCAGTGTGCAGTCCGAAGAGTTGCCCGAATACAATTTGAAATACGTCGGATTGGCCGAATT